GAGTTGAATGAGATGGAGATTAGGGCCATCTGGTCACACGAAGCGAACAACTCCGGGTTTGGTTACAACATGACCAAAGGCGGCAAGGGCGTCTCTGAGCCCTCTGTTGAGGCTAGAAAAAATATGTCTGCCGGTCAGAAGCAACGGTTCACCGACGACGGGGAAATCCAGAAAGCGTCCATCAGGGGCAAGGCTATTTGGGCGGATGTAGGGTTACGCAGTCGAATAACCGCGTCAATGAAGGTGGAGAGAAACACAATTGGCGGGAGGGAAAGGCTGTCGCGCATCGCGAGAGATGCTTGGACGGTCGAGGATTTTCGTGATAGACAAACACAGCGCCTACAGGATTTAGGGCGAGACCTGGATCAGCGACAAAGACGGTCTGAGGCTAACTCGCTGCGCACCGGGAATAAACACCCCATGTTTGGAAAGCACCACTCCTCAAAAAGCAGAGCACTAATCAGCGCATCACGTGGTGGGATTCAAGCCACTCGCGAACTGGGTGAGACAGGGTATCGTGGGGTTCGCAAATGTAGAGATACGTACCAAGCTCGTATCTATTTCAAAACGATCCTGCATCACTTGGGCACATTTATAACTCCGGAAGAAGCCGCACTGGCTTACAACCGAAAAGCGGTTGAGCTTTACGGGAATTCGGCAATCCTCAACACTGTAGAGCAACAGGAAGCGACCTAAACGATGCCTTTATCTTACAAGCAATTGACGCAGCCTATCGTCGAGCCATGTTCGTTACAGGTAGTGAAGCAGCAGTGCGTGGTCGATGTCGGCATGACGGCGGACGACAACCTCCTTACTGGCCTCATCATCGCCGCACGTCAACTGTGCGAGAAGAAGATGCAACGCTGTATTTTCAACCGCACCATGCTTTTGGTACGCGACTTCTTCCCATATCCAAATTTCAGTTCCACTGTGGGTGGTCATCGCTCATTTCCGTTCTTTTCTCGATATTGGGAACAGTTGAGCATCAAGCTTCCGAAGCCGGGGTGCGTATCAGTCACAAGCATCACATACATAGACCAGACCGGGGTTACGCAAACCCTTGATCCAAGCACCTACACGGTCGATGTGTATTCAGAGCCAGCGCGTATTTTCCCGGTTAACATGATTTTTTGGCCTTGGATATTCAACACCTATGTTCCGGCTAGTGTTCAAGTGACGTGGGTTGCAGGTACATACGGCGACGGTGTGACCATCAACACCTGTCCGCAGACGATTATCCAAGCGATCTTACTTTTGGTGTCCCACTGGTACTCCAACAGGGATGCGACAGCCACCAGCGTTCCGAAAGGCATTGAGATGGGAGTGGATGCGCTTTTGTTGGGTGAAATGTTTGATTCCTTCTACGGGGTGGACTAATGCTTGACCTGTGCATCCTCCACGCAGGGGAACTCAAACACGCCATCACCATCAATGCGCCGTCAGCTACTCGTGACGCCAGTGGACAGCCTGGGTCAACTTGGAGCTTGGTGCTCACAACGCGGGCAAAGATTGAATCGACTTCGTCGCAGACCTTCAAACTCAGCTTTCAGAATTCCACCTTGGCATCTGACACCACGGACTGCATTACGATCCGCTATTCAGCCGTCGATATAGCACCGGGTTACCAGATTCTATTCGGCGATGAGACTTACACAATAACCGCAGTGGATGACATCCAGAGACGGCATCGTGTTTTAGTCATGGCTTGCACGAGCGTGGACGTTGGTTCCCAATGAGCGACGGCATAACATTCAACATCGACACTTCGAAGTTTGAAGAACTTCTGAAAGCCATGCCTCAGCGTGTTGCACGGCGCGCAGTTCGGCAAGCTTTGCAGGCTGGTGGCGACGTTATTCGAGAGGCGATGGAGGCAGAGTGCCCCAAGCGTACCGATACGCCCACACCGGGCAGCGATGCGTTGCCACCGGGCATTCTGGCGGCTGACCTAACAGTTCAAGTTATCGTCGGCACTCGATACAATCCGACCGTGAAAATCGGACCTACCAAGGACACGAGCCACGTTGCAAATTGGATCGAAAATGGTTTTGACCACGTGGAAGGCGGGCGCAAGCGCAAGGGCGGCAAGGCTACGAAGCATATAGACGCCAATCCTTTCATCCAGCGTGCGTTTGATGAATCGGCACAAGCGGCGGTAGATGCGTTGACCTCTTCTCTTTCGACTTCACTTGAACAAGATTTGACCAGCGAGGGCGGCGGATACGGTGCCGACGACGCAGCAGCTTGGGATGGAGAATGATGGCCGATTTAATTACTGGACTCACCGCGCTGCTGCTGACCGAGACCACTATCACTTCGATCATCGCAGGCGGCAATAGCATTCAGCCGATCCCCGCTCCCGTTCAAGCTGCACTTTTTCCAGCCATCGTTTATCAGGTTGTTTCCGATCATGACGACATGACTCTCACAGGCTCCGCAGGGTTGGCTCATGCGCGTGTCCTGTTCTCATGCCACGCCTCATTTGGGCCTGGGAGTTACTTGGTTGCCCACAATCTCGGCGTGGCTGTTAAGGCTGCTCTGAATGGCTACATGGGATTCCTCCCGAGTGGCCCGCAAGTGTTCTTCGCAGATGTCCAGAACGTAACGGACATGTTCCAGCCCGATGCTCTTTTGAGCACCACCAACGTCTCAGTGATCTTCGATTACCAATCGTAGACACGAGCCTAACCCCACTTGAAAGGTGGTCACCAATTGTCAACCTCATCGACCAAGGCGGGCACGGGGGCTGGTTCCTATTTAGTAATCAGTTCCGTTCCCGCAACTCTCGCAGCACCCGCACAGTACCCTGCTCAGCCGCCCGTCCCTATGGTCGTTGCTGCTCCTGCTTGGTCTACCCTCACAACTTACACCGCCGGCCAAATCGTTTCTTCCGCCGGCAATAACTGGACGGCTGTAACTCCCATTACAGGCACCGCACCAGCTACCGCTGCATGGACCGAAGGTCCGGCAGTAACTGGCATCGCTATCCTGCAATTGAAAGAATTCAGCATTCCTGAACAAACCTGGAAGTACGACAGCGTGACTAACACTGGCTCACCGACGATTGGCGTCGGCGTGATGGAGGAGTCGCTTGCCACCACGGTTGATCCTGGCACCTTCACCGCTACGGGGGTGTTTTTGCCTTCGGATTTAGGCACTCAGGCCCTCCAGACGGCGTTCGCAACCGGCATCGCAAACTCGTTTCAGGTTTCGTTGAAGCCTATCGCTGGGCAGTCAGTAACTGGGAACACCTATGCCTTCACAGGTTTCGTGTCCAAGAATCCAGTTCCGACTAACATCGATGCTTCGAAAGCAGCCACAATTAAGGTTGAGATAAAACTTGACTCATTGATGACAGTGGCGACAGGAAACTGACGAACGAAAAGTTGGAAATTCTCAGTATTAGATGGAATGTACATCTACCTGATAGTTAACTCCGCAACTGAGAAGTATTACGTGGGGCAGCACAAAGGGAACAATCTGAGGCAGTACCTTCAGAAAAAGTTCTACGATGCAGCCCACAACCGTGGCGGCTCCTCTCATCTTTACGCTTCAATGCGTAAGTACCCCAAGGATGTTTGGAGCATCCACCCGCTAACTTCAGTGGCAACTAAAGCGGAACTCGATTACTGGGAAACCTTCTTCATCGCCCTGTTCAAGGCGAGAGACCCCAACCACGGTTACAACATCTGCAAGGGTGGTGAAGGATTCACCGGGATACCTTGGAACAAAGGCAAGACTGGGCTTCTCTCGGCAGAAGCACGCGCAAAGATAAGTGCCGCTCGAAAGCTTCAAGTGTTTTCCCCTGCGTCAATTCTCAAGGGAGCCAACACACGGAGAGGCCGACCCGGCCACGCCTTCACGGACGCGGAACGCCTTCACAGCAGCCTTTCTCGTTTAGGCAAGAACCCGAATCCCACCATCCCTGCTCTCAGGTCACGCAAATGCCGCGCAACAAAACGTGAACTGGGGGTGTCGTGGGCAGAGGGTAAACAGGAACGACGCAAGAAATCACCCGAGGAGGCTCGGTCTACGGCTGAGAAGAATCGGGGTCAGAAGCGTTCTACAGAATCGAGAGAGCGTATGAGTCTGGCGCATAGAGGCAAGCGGGCTCCTCTTTCGGAACTCACCAAAATGAAGATTAGCGAAAAACGCAAAGCGTTTTGGGCTAGAAAGAAAAAGGCTATTCTATGAAACACAATCCCGTTGCACCATCGACCACCCTTGTCATCGGCAAGGATACATTCGAACTGCTCTTTTCATTCAATGCCGTCGCCACCGTGGAAGACCTCATCGACCGTCCGTTGCTGACCGGCCTGCGTTCGAAGGACATAAATTCCCCAACGATCAGTCTCGTCAGGGCGATGCTCTACGCTGCCCTTCTACCGAATCATGCAAACACCACATACGCGGAAGCGTCTGCGCTCGTCACACGCAAGAGCTTGTCCGAAGTTTGGGGCAAGGTATTGAATGCGTGGTCAGTTGGCATGGCGGAGTCAGACACAGAGGCGGATGACGCGGACCCCACGAAGGACCAGAGCTAACATCGGCGCAGCGTTGGATGGGACTTTGGTCGTCGGCTCGTTATGATCTACTTCTCACCGACGCTGAATTCTGGTCCCTAACTCCGCGTCAGTTCCATGCCTTACTGCACCGCCACAAATCCCGTCTTGAGCGCGATAACTATTTCGTCGGGCTGGTTGCTTCAGTGACCGCGAACTATTCTATGTGCCGCCCTGACCCACCATTCAGCGCCTCAGATTTCATGTTGAACAGAAAAATCAAAGAAGCCACCGACGATGACATCGCCGAAGACTTCGCAGCTAAGTTCGCACTCATCGCCGTGCGTCCTGGCGTTCCCATTCCGTAACACATCTGGAGTCCATAATGGCAAACGGTAAAAAAGTCGCGGGGGTTTCGGTTGATCTTTCATTGGAGCTTGCCAGCTTCAAGGCATCCTGTCGCGAAGCCGAGACTGTCACAAAGAAGATGACGGCTGAGATGAAAGAGGAGATGGGCAAGAGCCGTGAGTCTGTCCGTTTGCTCTCTGAAGAATTGGGATTGGGCATCCCTCGTGGCTTGCAGGGCATTATCTCGAAGCTACCCGGCATCACGACGGCCATGAACGCCGCGTTTGATGCGGTCATCGTGTTCGCGCTGGCGAAGACCATCTATGAAGTCGGCAACAAGATCGTAGAGATGGTTCACAAGTCCGAAGAGGCGGCGGCAAAGCACCGGGAGATGTACAACGGGCTGATTACGTCGATGGAGCACACGAACGACAGCTTGCGGGTGCAGAGCGACGGCCTTCAGAGGTCCATCGACAAGATTGAGCACAAGCCCCACAACGGCATCAAGGACGCCATCGACGAAGCAATCGAAGAGTCTGACAAGTTGAGCGAAAAGCTTGATGCAAACATCAAGCAGATCGCCGCAGGACTCGCCGGTGAAGCACCGGGGAAGCTTGATTGGTTGCTTGGGGCAACCTACGATGTAGGTCCAAAGAAGATAGTTGATGACCTCAAGAAGAACATGGAAGAGATCGAACTAGGGAAGTCTCTCATCCCAGGAGCGGACAAGGGTGACCAGCAACGTAACGCTCTCTACATGGCTAAGACCGCAGCGGAGTCGAACAGTGCGAAGGTCGTACCTGATCAGTGGAC